CTTGAAGCATTTTAGGGTCAAAAACTGGCGCAGGGGCAGTAGCGGGAGTGGTAGCAGGTTCGTCGGAGTCAGAATTTTTAACTGGCACGCCACTGCTATCAGAGGGCTTTAAGTCACCTCGAAAAGCCGCTTTTTTAGTCAAGGTAAAGACTTCCTCTTGAGAAGGAGTATCACTTCCTTCTACTGAATCTTTAATAACTACGGGAGTAACCCGCTTAATTTCTTTTAGGGTATTTTTCATTACCGATTGCTGATCACTAACTATTAAATACAATTGTAGTACAGAACTTTCTGTTTTAGGAAAAAACAAAAGTATTAAGACGAGAATCTACTAATCTCGCTTGACGACAAGCGCCAGTGGCAACGAAACTGCATTCGACGGATTCCATCTTCCCGGATCGGCGGTAATAAGAGGTTAACATTTCTTCATCTACTAATCCCGCCATATATGGGGGGTAATGGGGGCATTTAGGATCACTATATGGAATATCACAGATAGGACAAATTGATTCACCGTAGAAAATTCCCCCCATTGAAATATTGGCTTTACGCCCGTAAAAAATTTCTGAAACAACTGGGTGAGTTGCTTCTACGAAACCAAAAACCAAGACCTGATGATAACCGGTTTTTTGAATAATTCGATAATCTTCGTTCGGATTAGGGGATTTTTCGAGGATTTTTGTTATCCCTTCTTTACTTACGCTGGGTAAGGAATAAATAAAAGAATCGTAGATCATCCCAAAAGTTTTAGTTTGATCGTCCCATTCGTGATCAATCATAAACGAACATTCGGGAAAACTAGCCACCATAGTTTCTAGTGCATTTTTATCCCATACCTGTCCAGAACTGTGAATTAAATTATTTGAGGCAATCACACAAAATCGGATTATTTCCGATGATTCCCACGGATCGAGTCCGTAGGGTTTAAATTGGTTGATTAATTGCATCTCGTCATCAGTGGGATGACGGGTCTGTAGCAGGCTTTCTAATTCAGCGCGGGTTAATTTTAGTTCCATAGCAATAAAAAATACTTTACAAACAATTCTATCTAAAGACTTGACGTTTATGGTTAGTTGATGTATATTAATAGAGTGTAGTTTCCATCCAAAACTATAAATAGCCAATTTCAATATAAAGTTTTCGTCTCCATAAGAAGTCTATAGTTTATCTAGCGTGGAAGTGGCCTCCACGCTTTTTTATTTTGTCCATCCAAAATTTAACGAGAGCATATTCTGGGTAGGGCGTGTCCTAGAATTAGAAAAAACAAAATAACAGCCACAATTAGCCCGACAGGTACATTTCTCGGTCGGTCGGGGGAGTGTCCCTATCGGTTGCCAGCCGGCACTCTCATAAAAAAGGCACTCTTGGCAAGACTCTCTTTTGGTAATTATTCTCTTTTCCCACTTGTTGATTAGAGCGTGTCCTCTTCTATTTCCCTCTTCAAAAGCTTCCCTAGACTTAGCAACATACATCTTAGAGCGGTTGATTATTTGAGCCTCTGATTGAGTGCCAAGAATAATATCACGGGAAAACTTTCTTAATCGTGCGTATTGAGTGCGAAGCATCTGACCGATTCTACCGTAGTCAGAAGCGTTCATATCGGGCTTGCCGATTCGATAAAGTTGAATAGTTAAGTCTTTAATTTCAAGAGACATTTTTTCTTCCCACTCACTGACAGTTATTTTTTTTTGCAAAAGGTCGCGGGTAATACTATCTGTCTTTTGGATACGGGTATTAATAGTTTGTTGGGAGATTTGTCTAACTTTTTCAGTAGAGACAAATCTCCCCGTTCGATTATCTCGATAGCGTCGGGTCGCGGGGTTAAAGGAAAAATCATTCATAGCTTATTTCAGGTTCTAATAGATTCTTAAATTCGTCATCCGGAGGTTTCTTTTTCCAGTCATCGATAGCTTTCTGAATGTCGTCATCTGTTACTTCGGCTCTCTCTAGTAATCGAGCAACTGGTTGTAGGTTTTTATCTTCTGGGTTGAATTTATCTGTCATGCTATTTGTATAGTAGTATTTTTCTGGTTTTAGCTTCTTTGATTAGCCGATCACAAACATCACGCGAAGTATGTCCATCCCATTCAGGAGCTTTATAAACCCATACGCAATTAGGAATTAAATCTGCAAATTTTATCGGTAAATGATAGGTAATCATTCCGCTATTCAATTTACAGCCCGCAATAAACCATCCTTCCCACACAGTCTCGTCGCTGTGACAATAAGAGGCAAACGAAAAAGCTGGCAGTAATCCGATTAGCTGAATAAATAAAAGACATCGATGGTCATAAAGTTCTTCAAAAGTGTGGTATCCATCTGAAACCTTACTAGGGTCGCAAGGTATAAAGTTATCGTTGACTGTAATTCCTTCTGTCATGGTGTTATTTGTCTCCCAGTCCGTCATAAACTAATTCTTGGATGTTTTCTGATTTATTAAGTTTAGCTATTAGATTACGGTTTTTAACTTCTAACATTTTTACCTTTAATTTTAATCTTTCATAATCAAGCATCAGATTGTCGTATGAGTCAGTTAATTCGGCGTATTCGGCTCTCAAGTCTTCGATACTCAAATCTTCGATAATAGCGTCAAAGTTATTGTCATTCATGAATTTTCTCTTTAAATTAAATAATAACTCTTGACAGTCAAGAGTTATTTCTTGTCAGTTCCCTAATCCACTTACGCTTCTGTTTCTGCTTTGTTAAGTTCGCCGATCTGAGCTTTTAGCTTAGACACCTCGTCTTTTAAAGCTTCAATAACCTCCAGTTCGGTCATATTGGCGACTCGAATATTATCATTAGAATCGGGAACAACATAAGCTTTTAGATTTGTCATAGTTACCTCTTGGCTTTACTGTATTTTATCAAATTTAAAACAGTTTTAACTGTAATGGAGAATTATCTACTGGTTCTTCTATCGGTTCATCTGGAATATGTTCTATAGGTTGGTTCAATCTATTACAGGCTATTCGATAATATTCTAGTTCTTTCTCGATACAGATATAATTTCTACCTAATTCTTTGCAAGCTAAGGCAGTAGTACCAGAACCACAAAAAGGGTCTAAGACTGTCCCACCGGGAGGAGTTAACATTTCTACTAACCGTTTCATTACTTCTATCGGCTTTTCTGTAGGATGATTATAAGATTGTTTTTGGCATCTACCATCACTAAACACAGGAGGCAAAAAAGACCACACATTTGTGTAGTTAGAATCGTCTATATTTATACGCCTGTGTTCTTTTCCGAGGTTTCTCGTTGAGCTACTAAACTGCCCTAAGTGATTACATTTATGTATCCTATTGCTTTTTCCAGTTCTTAAATCGCTTATAGTTCTCTGTATTGCTTGAATAGTAATAACGTCAAACAATATACCAGGTATTTTTACGTCTTCATATCGTCCGGTCTGTTTAAAATACCTTTTACTTGAATCTTGAGCATATATAAAAATACTCTCATGTTTACGCTTTAATCTTGGCTGTACAGGCATCTCTGTCCTTTTTACCCATGAGATATGCTTGCAATGATGCAATTTTTCATCATTAGCCGAATTAATCCAATTAACCATCGTTGGCATTTGTCCAAAAAAGCAATAAAAGCCATTGGTAACTCGTTTTACTTCTCTGGTAAACAATGGAATATCAATTACAGAATCCCATTTAGCCAATCCAATGCCATACGGCGGATCAGTTATCACGGCATCTATTGAATTATCAGGAATTTGTTGTAAAATATCAAAACAATCACCGTGAATAATTTGATTAATCATTTTGATTTATATTTAATTTTTTAACAGGTTGTTTATTAGTTTCTTCATCGCTTAAATCAGAATCATTGTCCTCAACTTCTCCCCCTGACATACCATCGATAGACTCACTCCATTCTGGCCACAATATCCGATATTTATTTCTAGCATTTTCAGTATAAAAATCTAATCCTTTTCTGAGAATGATTTCTGTATCGATCACCTGCTTAATCGCACCACTAAGAAGCTGACACCATCCGTATCGCATCCTAGAATACCGACGATCAGGCGACCGGGATAATTCTTTAGTTCCCCCTTTTGACTCTAATCCCGGAAAGAAATAGGTAGGGAACCCGGGGATAATTAGCTTGTATCGGCATTGTAAAAGAGTG